GGTATGGACCTGGCAAAACGCCCCTGCAGGTGGCCCATCGCGTGGCCGAAATCTGCAGTAAGGCAGACATGGTGAACGTGTCCGACTATCATCGTATGGACGGCACAATCACGCATGCTCTCCGTCAGGTGGACCGCCTGGTGTTTATGAAGGCCTTTAAACACCACCGCGGGGTGCTGAATGATTTACTGAACACGAACGCCGACAATGTTGGTATCCTCCCTCACGGGACAACGTTCGAACAAGGACCCTCGCACGGATCGGGATGCTCTGCTACTAGCACGTCGCAGACTCTACGCGCTGCTTTTACCGCTTACCTCGGCTTCCGAAACTCTTTCAAGCCCGATGGTTCCCGGTACTCTTCCCTGGACGCCTTCAACGCCCTCGGAATCCACCTTGGTGATGATGGACTGGACGCTGACCTGTCCGTCGTCAGCCATCAGTGGGCAGCCAGCCGAGTCGGTCTCGTACTTGAGGCGGGCGTCGTACAACGCGGGGACCGAGGAGTCACTTTCCTGGCTCGCTATTATTCACCAGACGTGTGGAACGGAGGTCTTGACTCTATGTGTGATGTCAAGCGCCAACTGTCCAAGCTCCACGTCACAGTTCGCCTTCCTGCTGGGGTCTCGCCTAGCCGCAAACTGGTGGAAAAAGCATTCGGTCTCGTCGCCACCGACGCCAACACACCCGTGCTCGGAGAACTTGCCCGCGTGGCCGTCGAGCGCTCAGAACTCAAGAACACTGCCCCCATTCCAGGAATTCGCTCCTGGTGGGCCAAGTTCGAAGAGTCAGAGCAGTTTCCCAATGCCAATGTCAACGGTTGGATGGACGCAGAGTTTCTTGCTCAGTTTCCAGAATTCGACCGCAAAATCTTTGGCGACTGGATCGGCTCCACCCGGAGCCTCGACGATCTCCTTGACGCACCGCTGTGCGCTGAGCCAAAGCCTGCTAGTCCAGCTGCCGTACCTGCAGTTGTTGACGGTGATGCTCTCCCGGCAAAGGAAGCATCGACTGGCAGCGTCCCTGCGGAGCAAGCCGCACCCCCTTCTGAAGAACCAAAGGAACAGGGTGCCGCCCCCCGCGGACGATCCAAACAGCGAGAACGCAAAATCGAGTCTCGAGCCCCTGGGCCGAGCACCTCGGCGCGTAAATCGGACCCTGGCCCGAAACGCGCGCGATCTCCTGCAAAGACTGCACCTTTAGTGCAGCCCGAACTTAAGCGCAAACCTCAGAAGTGGGTTGCTAAAGTTCGCGCCGACCAGAATTAACTGGAAGAAGTGTTTTCTGCTGGTATACATATAAACCAACACGCC